ATCAACGGGCAACTCGACTCCGCGGCCGCCGGCGTCCAGTACGCCCGCGAAGCACTCGGTGACGGCGTCGGACAGATCGCGCCCGGCGCGCTCGCCGGCGCCGCGACCGACGTCGACGCGCTCGTGTACCGGCCGCTCGGTAGCTACCTCGAGGGCGCGGCGGTGGCCGCACGGAGTCTCTACGGATCGGGGCTCACCGATGTCCAGGTGATGAAGGCCGGCGAGGACCAGCTGCGGCTGCTGGTGCGTACCCAGGTCGCGGAGGCCGCCCGGATGGCGATCGGTCTCGCGGTGGCCACCACACCGAAGGCCCGCTACTACCGGATGGTGCAGCCGCCGTGCTGCCAACGGTGCGCACTCCTGCGGGACTCGATCTTCGCGTGGAACTCCGCGTTCAGCCGGCATCCCCGCTGCGACTGCATGTTGGGGCCGGTCCTCACCGAGTCGCAGGCCAAGTTCGCCCAGGTCGACCCCTCCGACGTCACCGACCTGAGTGCAGCGCAACGGCTGGCGATCGCCGACGGCGCGGACATGAACCAGGTCATCAACGCCCAGCGCGGGCTGAAGTTGGAGAAGGTCGCCGGCCGGATGGTGAAGCTCACTACCGAGGGAACCACGAAACGCGGCTGGTACGCGTACGTGCAGCGGGAGCTGGCGGCGCAGCGGGGCGAGCTGGTGCAGTACACCACCGAGCAGGTCGGCCGCCGTGGCGCGGTCTCGAACTACACCGTGTCACGCGTGAAGCCTCGCCTCACCCCTGAGGCCATTTACCAGTTCTCATCCACCCGCGAGGAAGCGATCCGCCTCCTCGCCCGAAACGGCTACATCGTGGGCGACCTCAAGGACGTCGCCCGCCTCGCAGCCTGACCCCTCAACCAGCCGCCGCGGCGTGATGCCGCGACGGACCAACCGAGCGATTCGGAGAACACCATGTCCCACCCGTTCCAGATCCCCGGCGCCCCCGCCGAACTGATGGCCCTGATCAACGCCCGCCGGAGCACCATCCCGCCGGGCCTGATGATGATGGCCGATTCGACCGACGCGACGTCGGTCGAGCAGGAAGGCGGCACCGACGGGTCCAAGGGCGCGATGCCCGGGGACGACCAGGACAGCAGCCTGAACGAGGGCGGCCGCAAGGCACTCCAGGTCGAGCGCGAAGCTCGCAAGCAGCTGGAGAAGGAAGTCGCCGAGCTCAAGAACGCCAAGGCCACGCTAGACCAGCTGGCCGCCGTGTTCACGAAGGACGGGGAGAAGCCGGACCCGAACGCCGACCTGGCCGCGCAGGTCACCGAGATGCGCAAGCAGCTCGAGGAAGCCGCGGCCGACAAGGAGCGCGACCAGCTCGCGCAGAAGGTCGCGACCGAGTCCGACATCACCGACCTCGGAGACCTGGCCCTTATCCGGGCCCAGGCCGACGAGACCGCCATGAGGGCGCTCGCGAAGCGACTCAAGGGCGCCGGTGCCCCCAACCTGACCCACCGCACCCCGCGGCCGGACCCCTCCCAGGGATCCGGCGGCCAGGCCGGTGGCCGTCCGAGCTCGGTGGCCGAAGCCAAGAAGGCCCGCCTCGATCAGCTGAAGAAGTAGACCCACTCCTCCTCTCCGAAAGGAACCACCATGCCTCAGATGGTCAAGAAGACCCTGGGCACCGGGGACCGGCGCTGGTTGGCGTCCGCCCACGGGATCCGCAACTGCCGCAGCTCGGTGCTCGACGTGAGCGCCTTCACCCTCGGCACCCACTTCCCCGACGGCTACTTCCCGTCGGGCCTCATCGTGAACTGCGCCAACGAGCAGGCCGTCGGCCCGTTCACCGGCGCCGATGGCGAGGTGTTCGGGGTGCTGTTCGACGACGTCGAGACCGACGGCGTCGAGGACCTCAACGTCCCCATCTTCCGGCATGGCGGCATCAACACCGCCTACCTGCCGGTGGCGACCAACCTGCCGACCACGGCCCCCGCCGGCTTCTTCTTCGTGTCGCCGGTCACCACGACGACCACCACGGCCGCCGCCACCACGACGACCACCACGGCCGCCGCCACCACGACGACCACGACGGAGGCCTGACATGCTGTGGACTGACATCCTCGACCCGGTCGAGGCGACCGGGTTCGCCCGCGCCGAGCAGGAGGCCTACGAGCAGTCGAAGGGCACCCTCGCCCGGTTCCTGCCCAACGTGGAGGTCCCGGACATCTACGTCGAGTTCGTCGTCGGCGACAACGGGCTGGTCGACGAGGCGTTCTACCGCGCCTACGACGCCGAGCCCGAGATCGGCCGCGGGGGCCCGCTGCAGACCGTGACCCTCAAGCTGCCGGCCATCTCGCGGAACGAGCCGATCGACGAGCGGACGCAGCTCGCGCTGCGCCGCCTGTCCGACGACCAGATCCGCAAGGGCATCCAGGCCGCGATCCGCCGGTCCGTGTGGGCCATCTCGGACCGCTCCGAGCGCATGCGCGGCACCGTGCTCGACACGGGCATCGCGTCCGCCGTCCAGCACAACTTCAAGATCGCCGACGACTTCGGTCGCGACGCCGCGCTCACCTTCTCGGCCAGCACCCTCTGGTCGACGGCGGCCGTCGACCGCATCAGCGCCCTGGAGACCTGGGCCGACCTGTACGCTGCGAAGAACAACGGCATCCGCCCTCAGCGGATCGTCGGCGGCGGCCAGGCCATCGCGGCGCTCCTCAACGGCTCGCAGTTCGCGACCGTGCTGCCCGGCGGCGCCACCATCAACGGCGGCATCGAACAGGTCAACACGGTCCTCGCGGGCCGCGGCCTGCCCACCGTGGAGCGCAACGACCGGCAGACCTCCGGCGGGTACGTCATCCGCCAGGACCGGCTGCTGTTCCTCCCGGCCCCCGGCGACACCGCCGCGGAGGAGGCCAGCCCGCTGGGCGCCACCTTCTGGGGGCAGACCCTGACCGCCGACCTGCCCGAGTACGGCATCGAGCCCGCCGAGCAGCCGGGCATCGTCGTGGGCGTCTACCGCGAGGACCGCGTCCCCGCGATCGTCGAGGTCATGGCCGACTCGGTGTCCATGCCGGTCCTCGGCAACGCCAACCTCTCGATGTCGGTCGAGGTCATCTGATGAAGATGGCCGGCACCACGGTGCTCCGCAACCCGGAAACCGGGATGCCGGTCGTCCTGCTCGCCGGCTCCGACGTCCCCCAGTGGGCGTCGGAGCTGGTGGGCCCCCACCTGATCGAGCCAGACGCCGAGCAGCCGCCCGCGCGCCCCTCGAGGCGTCCCCGCAAGACCGACTGACCCGGGAGGACGGACCCCAATGCTGTCGAGCATGTCGTACCTCGAGGTCGAGGTAGCAGTAGGCCGCACCCTCACCACGGCCGAACAGCACCAGGTCACACAGTGGATCTCCGACGCTGAGCAGATCATCCGGATCGGCTTCCGCCGCCGCGGATGGGACCCGGCCGCTGTCGACATCGACACTCTGGACCTCGTGATCCGCGAAGTCGTCGCAGACCGGGTCAAGAACCCCGAACCTCGCCGCACCTCACGCGAGGTCGCCGTCGACGACGGACGCGTGGTCGACCGCTATGACGCCACCGCCGGCCACCTGGCCATCGACGAGCAGTGGTGGGACCTCCTGGCGCCCGTCCCCCGCGCCGCCCGCAGCGCCTTCTCCATCTCGCCGTCCTACACCCCCGACGTCAGAACGCGAGGCTGGTGATGCTCCAGGACGCCATCGCCGCATCGCTGCCGGAACTGCGCGCCGCCGCACTCTCCCGCATGACCTCCACAGCCCTCGTCGAAGCCGTCGACGTCGCTCCCGACCCGACCACCGGCCTCGACGTCGAAACCGCGACGGTGGTCCACGCGACCCTGGCGTGCCGCGTCAAGGCATCCGTCGCCCGCCCACGCGCCGCCACGATCAGCGCTGGCACCGTCACCGAGGTCACCGACGAGCTCCACGTCCCCTGGGACACTGCCGGACTCGCCGAAGGTCTCCGCGTCACCATCACCGCGTCCGACAGTCCCGTCGTGCTCGGCAACCGCTACCGGCTCGCCGCGCCCCACCAAGGCGACCAGACCACCGCGCAACGCTGGGGGGTGGAAACGTGGCCGCAGGAGATGACCTCCGCCGTCTCGCCGCCGACCTGAACCGCGGCGTCGACCAGGCCAAGGTCCGCGCCGTAGTACGCAAGAGCGCCCTCAACGTGAAGAACCAGCTCCGCAGCGAAGCCGAGGGATCCAGCCACTTCCGGATCGCGCCCACCATCAGCTTCGACGAACGCGAGTTCTGGGGCGGCCCAGGCGCAGAGATCGGCCCCGAGAAGCGCGGCGCCGGCAACCTCGCCAACATCGCCTACTTCGGCGGCGCGAACGGAGGAGGCGGCACCCTCCCCGACCCCGAAGGCGCCCTCGCCGCCGAAGCACCCGGCTTCGCGAAGGCGATCGCTGACCTGGCAACGGAGGCCCTCCGATGAGCATGACCGCGCACCTCACCGCCGCGCGCGACGCCCTCGCCGACGCCCACCCCGAGTACA